ACAATTATAACGCCATACCAATCAAAGCACATGCCTATTTCCATGATAGATGATTCCGATTGACGAGCATTCTCTTCCAATGTGGTTTTTATATCTTCGTTTAACGCAAGACCCTTGAGTCCAAAGGCTAAACAAATAAACGACAAGCAATAAACTATAAATCTAGGTTTCATTTTTTTATGAACTGAGAGGGGTTCTTTTCGAATTTTTTGCCGAGCCTCACTATACCACCAATCACCTCGGGGCTTACCACCCCAATTATGCCGTAAGCAATGGCTTTTGTAAGCGAAGATACCTCGGTCTGCTCCAAGACAAACCAAGCTATACCAGCAGCAATTGCGGCTGTAACAATTCTTTTAAATTGTTGCTTCACCGATAATCCACTATCACCCGATAAAAGCCGCGCAAACATCGCCGCCGCGCCAACCAAGGGGACTAACCAACCTCCATTAAGAAACTCTTTTATAATAGATTTTTCGGGTTCCATACCCCCCTATTTACACTTTATAAAAAAAAAGCCCCCCTTTCGGGAGGCTTTTAATTTTATTTTTAACGGTTTAAATTAAAACTTAAACGTCAAACCAGCGCTCCAGAAGATTTCTTCATCCACTGCAAAAGTGGCAACATCAATGTCGTTGTCGGCATAAGCGCCCTGAATATACACATCGGTGTTGTCTTTGAGGGCGTAGGTGGCCTTCACTCCAGCATGAAGTGAATCATACGCATCAAACCAACTGCGAGTGATGAACGGTGACAAGGTGAGGTTTTTAATGGAAGCAACAGGCAAGTCACGCTTGATGGTTACTTCGATACCTTCCCAATCATATTCCAGATCGCTCCAGAAATGGACGCCAACATCAGCAAAGGAGGTGGCAAGCCAAGCACCAACTCCAACTTCCTGAGATGTTGGAAGCGCACCCTCAAATTGGTGATAGCGGAATTGACCGTCTGCCAGCAAATTCAAGGAACCCAGTTTGACTTGACGCGAAACGCCAACGCCGAAATGGCTTTCAGACTCACTGTCTGCAACCAAAGAAGCGGAAGCATTAACGCCGAAGCCTCCAACCGCTTGCTCAGTTGACAGTGTGGTTGAAAAGGCGTCTTTAGCCCTTCCGAGTCCACGATAGAACTGCTGATCTTCAGCCGCAAAATCGAGGGTGATATCTCCCGCATTACTAAAAGTAATGCCCAACATGGTTATAAAACCGAGTATTAATTTCTTCATATCTCTTATTATGACAATTTTGTCATATTTGTCAAGTTTTTCTTTACACATTTTATACCGTAAAAGTCAAAGATATTTAACGCTTTTGTATCCCTATGGTAGATATCTTTATATATCACAGTTTCAATGCCGTAAGAAGCTATCATTGTCGCACAAGAAGCGCATGGCATAAGGGTGCAAGCCAACAGTTTTGCCTCCCCCTTTTTAAAAAGACTCAAACAATTAACCTCTGCATGAATCATAAATGGTCGCCTGTAGTGTCGGTCGCCCCAAAAGGAATCACCCACACCCTTTCCTGATGCAAGGCCATTATAACCCACCCCCAAAACCATATTTTCTTCGTTTAACGCGCAAGCGCCAACCTTAATATAGGGGTCTTCGCTTCTTTCCGAAGCCGCAAGAGCAAGATTTAAAGCATATTCTTCCCAAGAAGGCCGCATCTTTTTACTCCCAAGAAAAACTTAACGTAACTCTGGGTTTGGAAATAATTGGTTCGTGATAAATCCCCTTTTTTATTATTAAACCATCATTAGGTTTTAGGTTAATGGTGCGCCCATCGTCAAATCTGTAGCCTGTCTCGCCTATTGCTTGCACCAATAAAACATCCATTGTGTCTTTATGTCTTCCAAATGTAGAGCTTTGCGCTGTTAACGAAGCGTAAACATGCAAGACCGTTATATCGTCCGTTTTTTTAACCTCATCAAAGGCTGCTTTAAGAGTGGGGGGTAGTGCAGGGGTAGTTAAAACCCAAGAAGAGAAGGGGTCATTGTAATTAGAAAAAACATGGTGAGGGTAGTTCTGGGATTCCTCATTAAATTTCTCTATGATATCAGACCACGTTATTTGGGCAGGGGTGACCCACTTATTTGTTACCGCTTCCATGATAAAGCTCTCTCTCTAAGCGCCTGTATCTAGCGTCAGAATGCCAAACCTCATCTGTTTGGGGTGCATAAATACCATCTCTGGTTTGGATAGGCTCACCCTTTATCAGCCTTAGTGTAGAAGGTTGATAAATGTTCAAACCGCTTACGTTCGGCCCCAAGACGGTTTCGCAAGAGGTCAGCCCGATCAGCATCGCTGCTATCGCCGCTATCCCTAAGCTCCTCAATCCTTTGCGTAATTGCGTCCTCCCTATCTCTAAAGTCTTGGTGAAGATCATAATAAAATTTCTTGTTTTTGAGTTGTAAGTATAATTCTATGGATTTTAATACTGATTTAATTAGCGCGAACATTACTTTGTGGGGAGCAGTCGAAAACCACGGTTTGTTTGCCATCGGTGGAAACTTCTTTTACTAAGCCTCTAACTGTTTTGGCACAATCAATGGCCCAGCCCAAAGCCCCCTCTAAACGGGCGTTATAACCGTGATGATATTCTCCTGCGCGATTGTATACTATATATTGTTTATTCTTCATGTTGAGGTATAAATTTTAAAGCCACCCTTCCCACGTTTTCTTTATTATCGGAAAGGAACCCATTTACTAAAACGCAATCAGGGAGGAAGTCAACAGTTTTCTGATCAAAAAGGTAAGTTTGATCGTCAAAGACCATTTCTCGGATGGCCGTTGGGCCATTAAAATAGGTTTTTACAATAAGCCCCTCCTTGTCGCGCAAATGTTCGGTGGCATTATTAGCGCCCACCACTTTAAATTTAACCTTCATCTTCAATCAGTTACACCCAAAAAATATATAATTTTCACTTCTTTTTTATATTATATATCATTGAAGTGTAAAATCAACTATGGCGGGTGAAGGAAAAAATCAAGTAGCGAGCAGTCTTTTGGACTTGCAGCCCACCGCCGTATTGGAATTTTTTCAGATATTCCCCGATCCCGTTAATTTGGGGACGAACCGTGTAAATTTTCATGCAGGTACCTTATTTGGCGGCGTAGTAACTTGGCAGGGAATAGAATACATCCCCACCGCAATGGAATCGGAAGGGTGGGAAACCTATGGCGACACCACTTTGGCTCGCCCCCTCCTTCGCATTTCTAATGAAAATTATCAAATAACTCGCTTACTTCAAAATTATAAAGATCTGATTAATGCTCAGGTAGTTAGAAAAAAAGTTTTTGTTAAAAATATCGATGATGTCAATTTTGATGGCGGAAACCCTTTTGGAACAGCAAATCCAGAGGCAGAAATAAGTTCGGAGACATGGCTGATAGGGCAGAAAGTACAAGAAAATAAGGTTTTTGTAGAATTCGAACTGAATTCCCCCCTAGACTTGGAAAGCTTTGATGTTAATTACCGCTCTATCATCGCCAAATATTGTTATTGGCAGTATAGGGGGGAGGGTTGTCGGTATGAGGGACTTCCTATTGAAAGGGACGATGGAGAATTATTTACTGACCCCACGGGGGGGAATGTCGTGCCTATTTACCGTCGCCTTGCAACCGATCCAGTAGTGGCGGGTGAGGGCGCCGCTGGTTTTTTTGACGATCCCTATGCTGAATGGAACGTGAACCGCTCCTACCAGAAGGGCGATATTACCATACTTGCCAATAATAAAGTCTTAATTCAGCCTTACAGGGGTAAGGTGACGGACGCGCCCGTAAAATTAAAAACAGTTTATGTGTGCGTAAGTGGAAACAGCGGGCAATTTCCCGAGGGAAATCCCACTTATTGGCAGAAAGACGGCTGCACCAAAAAGCTCGGAGCTTGCCGCAAAAGATTTAATGAGATCGAAAATCTAGGTTTTTATCAAAACTCCACGCTCGCCACGGGATTTAAATACCTAAGCCTGTCAGGAACAAACGTGTTGGAAAATAGCGACGGTGGTGCAGATGATACCCTCGCTCGGGCAGGGATGTTTTATAGCAATAAAGCCGCTATAACGGGGGTCTTCACGCCATCGGGCCAATGGACAATCGCGGGTTGGGTTAATGCTAACACTACCCAGAGTGAGGTTGCGGGTGTTTTCAGCACCACCAAAAATACGGGTAATAATGGGGGTTTATATGATTTTTTAAATATAGCCGTCCAGTCGGGAGCGGCTAGGGAAGGTGCGACTGATCAGTATATGGGTGGATTTTACCGACAAAATACTCAACCCGACTTCGTAGCGCTTGATCCAGCCGCCGAGGAGGTGGACATCCGCAATGACGCATCCGTAATGGACTTAGGGGCCGTAAATGGCACATGGTATTTTTATGCCATAAGCAACTACGGCACAAAAAGTGTTGGACCACCTACCTATGCAAGCACAGCGGATGGAACCAACTTAAATGCTTTTGTGGGAAATGGACCCAATTTAGAGAAGCTGGGTTTTATTTCAAGACAGGGGGAAGTTAAACTTTTCAAAAATGAGGATGATAGAAGCGCAAATGGTTATGTTCCATCTCACTTCATGTTGGGGGCAATGCCGTATAATACAAGCTCGGGTCACGCCTCCATGAATGGGAAACTCGGCCCATGGATGCTGTGGAACAGGGCTTTAGACGACAAGGAAATTGACTTTTTATATAAGGATATTGAAACCCCCCCCAAAACCTCTAATCCAATCAACCATGTTCCGCGCCCCTTCGAGGAATGCACTGGCTTGAGAACTGGCATAACGGGAGTCGTTAACGGCACTGGTTTAATTGGGTGGTGGGATATGACCACGGGAGACCTTGGGGGTGGATTAACGGGATTGGTGGATAAATCAGAAAACAATTACTTTTTAACGGGTTCGGGTTTTTATAATACGGGTGAATTATCTTTTTTGGAGCTTAATGCCTTGCAAGTGGTAAAAAATCCCAGCAGCCCCTACCCTCGCTTTGGGGGATACCCAGGAACTGATGGCTTTGGATATGGCGAATAGTGAATATAAATTTAAAACCCTTAAAGCGGCCCTTCGTAAGATACGCGAAATTGCCCATGAGAATCCCTCTGTAGAGGTGTGCGGTTTCTTGGGTTGGGATAAAGATGAGCAATTTTTTATCGTCAAGGAGGAATTGAATGGTTCTCCAACGCCCTCCCAATTCTTTCTAATTAGCCCGCTTGATTATCTTTTATTTAAAGATAAATATGAGATTTTAGGTCTTTTTCACAGCCATGTGATAGGTGATGAAGAGCCTTCTGAATTTGATATAAAGATGGCTCAAAATTGCTGTCTGCCGTTTTTAATTTATTCTTTAAATACAAAAAAAACACATATTTATGAGCCACAAATCATGGAATGCGATGTAAATATGATAAGAAGGATGAAGGCTCTCACATGACCACTATAAATTTACATGGACTTTTGGCGCAGGAATACCAAAAACAATTTGTTTTAAGGTTGGATAAAGCCAGCGATGTAGTTCGGGCTATTAACTGTAACAGGAAAGGGTTTCTAAAGCGTGTGAATGAACTGCAAAAGGAGGGTTTATGTTACACCATTATAGTTAACGGAGGTGAACAGGAAAGTCTAGGTTCAGTAGCTAAAAATATTAAACAAATTGATTTGGTGCCAATGATCGCTGGAGCGTTCACAGCAATAATTGGTGCTTTAGCGGGAGCGATGGGTGGCGGCGCAATCGCTTATGGGGTGGCGACCGTGGCAGTTGGAGCGGGTGTGGCCGCAATTGGCAAAGCTTTAATGCCAAAACCAGAAAAACAGCCTGATGTGGGGGGGACTGTAGCTAGTGATTCTTCGGCACCTGCACAAGCTGAACCTGTCACCTTTGAGTCTAGAGCGGCCACCGCCTCCATGATGTTTAATAATACCACCAATATTGCCGCTCAGGGAGCGCCCGTGCCGATTGGTTATGGGCGTTTAAAGGTTGGGTCGTCCGTGATACAGGCAACTATTAAGTCCTTCCCAATGTCGGCAAAAACCGCAAATGCATTCCTTCAGAATCCCTTTCTCGCTTTTGGGGAGACAGATTATACCACTGATATGCAAGATATCTACACTACTAAAGAAGAGTAATGAAGCATATCAATAAAAAGATAAGATTGGCTGGGGGAATGCCAACGCGAAGGGAGGTCGCTAGGGCTGGTTATGGCGGCACCTATAATAGGAGCAACGCCAACGAACAAATACCGTGGCCCCCTAACCATCCTTCACATTCGGCTGGAGACGCCCCTAAGAAAAACAAAAAGGGCAACGCCAAGGGGCCTGAGATTATTCCGCCTGTTTATTTGCCCCCGCAACTCGGA